GGTGTGACCACCGTGCAAGCCCTGGTGGACCGTGCCGAAAACTACCCGCCGCGCACGCTGCCCGACGCCGCCCTGGTCGTCACCATGTCCGTCGATACCCAGCCAGACCGCCTCGAAGTGCAAATCGACGCGTGGGGGCCGGGCATGGAGCGCTGGGTGATGGACTACATCGTGCTTTGGGGTAGCCCCAGCGTGCCGCCTGAGACGCCCGGCAGCGTGTGGGCGCGGCTCGACGAGATCCGGCGCACACCTTTCCAACATGTCAGCGGCGCCCTCATCCCGATCAGCGCCTGGGGCATTGACTCCGGCGGCGCCAACACGCAGGACGTGTACCACTACGGTGCCAGCTGCCGCGCCAGCGGCTGCGTCATCCTGAGGGGCGCCAGCCGTCCGAATCGGCCCATCATCAGCGCCAAGCCCAGCGCACAGGAGATTGACTGGGGCGGCCAGCGCGACCCCGCAGGCGCAGAACTGTGGATAGTCGGCACTGACGTGGCCAAAGACTGGATTTTCAACCGCATCGAGCTGCCAGCTGGCCCCGGCGCCATGCACTTTCACAAACACATCGAGCAGGCCTGGTTCGAGCAACTGCTGGCCGAGCGAAAAATCCAGAAACTGCGCGGCGGCAACGTCGTCGAGGTCTGGCACAAGGATGCCCACGTCCGCAATGAGGCGCTTGATCTGTGCGTTTACAGCCTGGCCATCGCATTCAAGCTGCGCCTGGACAAGTGGAGCGCCCTGGACTGGGCGCGGCTGCGCAAAAAGCTCATCCGCGACGACATCACGCCCGACCTGTTCGCTGCGCCCACGCCGCCTGCAGCGCCTGAAAACATTGACCTGGCCGCCTCGCCAGCGCCACCCGTCATCGCCCCAGTGGCGGCGCCGGTGGCGAGCACCCCATTTATTAAACCCGTCCAGCGCAGACGCATTCTCAGTAGAGGACTCTCATGACTTTTGATACTGGCCCAGGACGTACTGCCGTCTTCGTCGCCCCGGCCCCGATTGATCAGGGCGAGCAGCTCTCCGCCCACAACAAGCGCGACCGAGATCTGGACGCGTTGTGCGAAAGCTGGGCGCGATGGTGCCGTACGCGCCGCCTGTACGGCCCGGCCCCGCTGGCCGGGACCGTGCTGGGCCGCCTGTCCGGTGCGACCCGCCCTGTGGTGGTCGTGGATGCGATTTGCAGCGCTGATCTGGCGGCGTTTCACACTGCCTATATCAGCCAGCCGCGCGATTCCATCGACCGCCAGGTGTTTGATGCCTACTACGTGTACCGCGTCAAGCCCATCAAGCGCGCCGCAGATGCACTAGGCATTTCACGCCAGCATTTTTATGCGCGGCTAACCGCCTTCCGGGTGCGGGTGTCCAGCGCTGCCAGCGCCATCGCAGCAGACAACCAGGATGCCCATTGCGCCACGCTGGCGCGGCGCGCCGAACGGCAGGAACTGGAACAGGCTTGAAAAACCGGCTGTGATGGCCATCAATGCATCCGGCCCGCCCGTGGTTAGGACATTTAGCCTTACATTCGAGAGATAACGCCTGAAATGAACGCGATCACAAAAATAGCCAAAAGAAGTAGGCCAATTGTCTTAAAGATGCGTGCAGCGGAAGGAGGTGGTGCTTTTTTGGCCTCGGGAGGGAGAAGTGATCCACTTTCTGCAATGATGGCCTGAGGGTGATACTGCCGCGCCAGCTGCGCGCCCACGGGGGTTCCGACCTGGATCAGATCCCTACTGGCACAGGCCGAGCAGGTCACATTCTTTTTTCCACGTCGCCAGATTGAGTAAATCAACCCAGGCACGATGTAGCACAGCCACAGCACAACCTCAATCCAGCCACTACCAGGAAGTCCTCCTTGGCTTTCACCGTTGTTCAATGTGCCGCATTGCTTACAAATACGCGTGTAGCGCGGGATGATAGGGACTGATCTGTTTTGCATTTTGGTAAATGGGTTTCGTTTTTGTAACTACATTGTCTGATACTTTGTCAAGTCCTATTTTGTCAGGTCTAGACCTGACAAAATAGGTCGTGACAACACCTGACACTTTGCCCTATATTTGGCACCAATACAGGTAAGTCCCCCAACTACGCTTACCTGAAAAAACCCTTAAAAAAGCACCAAAAACCCGAAAAACAAGCCTTTTCTGGCCTCAAAAAGCCCCGTTCACTGTTCAACCAGTGGCCGGGGTTTTTTTATTTCTACCGAAAATATCCCTGAACCATGCTCAACATCACCGCCACCGGCTCCATCGCCCAGATGATCAGCGAAGTGCAGGGGATTCCTACGCGTGTGATGCCCTATGCCGCCAGCACCGCGCTGACAAAAACCGCCCAGCGCGCCGCCAAAGACGATTTACCCGCTGAAATGCGCCGCGTCTTTGACCGGCCCACGCCCTACACGCTGAACAGCCTGTTTGTGCAGCCCTCAACGACAGGCACGCTGTCGGCCCGCGTGATGGTGAAGAACACGGCGGGCTCTGGCGTGGTGCCCGAGAACTTTCTGCAGCCGGAAGTCGAGGGCGGCGCCCGGCGCGAAAAAGGGCTTGAAAAAGCCCTGCGCTACATGGGCATCCTGCGCAGCGGTGAACGTGTGGTTCCGTCCCGCGAAATGGCTCTCGACGCATTCGGCAACGTGCCCGGCCCACGGGTGCGCAGCATCCTCAACCAACTAAAAACCCAGAATTTCAAGGGCGGCGGCATGTTCGCCGGTGAAGTGGGGCGGAAAAAGACACGCGGCATTTGGATGCGCAGCGGAAAGGGCGCAGGCCGCACGATCACGCCGCTGTTTATTTTCACAATGACTCAGCCGAAATACCGTCCGCGCCTGAATTTCACAGGCGTGGTTGAAAAGACCGCCCAGAAATACTTCGCTGAAGAGTTCTCGACGGCGATTGAAAAAATCATGCAAAAGGGTGGCGTATGACGCTTGAAGAACTCAAGGCGCGCCGTGCTTCCTATCTTGTAGCGGAGGCCAAGATTCTGGAGTCGCAGGAATACTCTGCCGGGCACAGTTCCAGCGCCCGTAAAAACCGTCGTGCTGACTTGGCTGAAGTGCGCGCTGAAATAGTGACGCTCACGGAAAAGATTGACCGCCTGCAAAACACAGCCAGCGGCGTGCGCCGTGTGCGCTACATCCGAGCCTTGTAACCCATGCCAAACCTGTTTGACCGCGTTCTGACTGCGGTGGCGCCAGCATGGGCGCTTGACCGCGCCAAGACCCGCCTGCAGGCCCAGGTGCTGATGGGCTTTGACGGCGCCAACGGCCTGCAAGCCTCTGCACATGACGGCCCCGCCAGCGGCCAGGGCAGAAATCTGGGCACCCGTGGCTGGAGCCCCCGTGCGCGGGACGCCCGCGCCGACACGTTGCGGCAGTTGCCAACTCAGCGTGGCCAGTCCCGCGAATTGGCGCGCACCAGCCCGATTGCCGTGGGTGCCATCAACACCAACGTGGATCGCGTAGTTGGCACTGGTCTGGCGCTCAGCGCCCAGCCAAACCGCGACATTCTCGGTTGGGCGGTCGAGCAACTCGAAGTCTGGAAGCGGAAAACGCAAGCTGAGTTCGCGCTGTTTACCGAAGGTGTTGAATGCGACATCTGTAACGCCCAGAGTTTTTACGAGCTGCAGGCGCTGGTGCTGCGCGCTACGCTTGAAAGCGGCGACTGTGCAACCGTCTTGCCCGATGCCCAGCCGACACGCACCAATCCTTACCGCCTGCGCATTCAGGTGATCGAAGCCGACCGTGTGGGCAACCCGCTCGGCGCGATGGACACAGCCACCGTGGCCGGTGGTGTGCAAATGGATGTGAACGGCGCGGCACTGGCCTACTACATCTACGACCAGCACCCCGGCGCAGCTATTTTCTCGGGCAATGAAAGTCTGTACAAGGGCGAGTGGATTCAGGCCATCGGCCCCAGCGGGCGCCGCCGTGTGTTGCACCACTTCCGCAAGCTGCGCCCTGGCATGCCGCGCGGTGTACCTTACCTGGCGCCCATCGTCGGCATCATCAAGCAGCTGGCCCGCTACACCGAAGCCGAGATTGCAGCCGCCGTCATCAGCGCCTATTTCACCGTGTTCATTGAGTCGCCGGATGGCAATGCTGCACCGGTTTTTTCCGGCTCCGAGGGTGCCGACACGGCGGGCGACGATATTCAGCTCGGCCAGGGTGCTGTCGTCGGCTTAGCCAAGGGCGAGAAGGCCACGTTTGCCGACCCATCCCGGCCCAATGTCAACTTTGACCCGTTCACCATCGCCATGCTGCGCCAGGTCGGTATGGCCTTGAGCATTCCGCACGAGCTGCTGATGAAACAGTTCAACAGCAGCTACAGCGCCAGCAAGGCCGCGCTGCTCGATGCCTGGATCTATTTCCGTGGCGTGCGCGCCTGGCTGGCCAACAGCTTTTGTCAGCCGATTTATGAAACGTGGCTGGCCGAAGCTGTTGCCAGCGGCCGTGTCAGTGCGCCCGGCTTCTTTGCTGATCCGCTGATGCGCTGGGCCTACACCCGTGCGCAGTGGCATGGCGACAGCATGGGCTCCATCAACCCCAAGGACGAAGTGGCCGCCTACACCGCCGCCATCGATGCCCGCCTGATGACCCGTGAGCGTGCTGAGTTTGAGCTGTTCGGCAGCGATTTCAACCAGACGTTTGACGCCAAAAAAGCCGAGCAGGACAAGCTGCGCGATGCTGATCTGCTGCCGGTGCCCAAGGCGGGCGCTGCTGCCCCACAACCCTCGAATGAAACACCAGCACCATGAACGAAGATTTGCAGTCCCCCTCCCAGCTTTCCCGGCTTGAGCGAAAGCTTGACCAGCTCGCAGAGGCTGTGAGCCGACTGGTACTGTTTGAAGAACGGCAATCCAACCAAAATCACCGCCTTGAGGTTGCTGAAAAAGGTCTGGAGACACTTGCAAGAGCCCAGCTTGAGTCGGACAAGAAGGTAGATCGCCTCATCAATCGCGGCGTGGGCATCTGGGCTGTCGTTGCCGTCATCGGGAGCGCAACTTTCACCATTTTTCTCAAGCTGGCGCACTGAAATGAAGCTCCTCGACCTCCTAACCTCGGCGTGGGCCATCCTGCCCGAGCAGCTGCTCGAAATCCAGGCCATCTATGCCTCGCACCTGCGCGGCGACAAGATCGACATCGACGCCATCGAGGCCCGCCTGGGTCGCCCGCTGGCCAGCGAGCAGCAGGATTACCAGATCCGTCAGGGCGGCGTGGCCGTGCTGACGCTGGACGGCGTGATGGCGCCGAAGGCAAATATGTTCAGCCGCATCAGCGGCGGAATCTCTACCCAGATGGCCGGGATGCAGATCGAAAGTGCCATTGCCGACCCGCGCATCAAAGCGATGGTGCTGGCGATTGACTCGCCCGGCGGCTCCGTGTTCGGCACGCCTGAGCTGGGTGCCACGGTGCGCGAACTGGCTGCCATCAAGCCCATCGTGACCGTGAGCGAGGCCACACTGGCCAGCGCCGCATATTGGGTGGGCAGCGCGGCCAATGCCGTGTACATCAGCGGCCCGACAGTGCAGGTCGGCAGCATTGGCGTGGTAGCCAACCACAACTACGACCCGCAGGCCAAGGGCACCACCACCGAAATCACCGCCGGGAAATACAAGCGCATTGCCAGCGCCACCGGCCCGCTGTCTGAAGAGGGTAAGGCCTATATGCAAGGCCAGGTCGATCACCTCTACAGCGTGTTTGTCGATGCCGTCGCTGCCAATCGCGGCGCCAGCACCGGCGACGTGCTCGCGCAAATGGCTGACGGCCGTGTGTTCATTGGCCAGCAGGCCATTGATCGTGGCCTGGTGGACGGTTATTCCACTGTGGACTCGATGGTGGAGCAACTGGCTACCAATCCCGACAAGTTCACTACGCGCCGCAAAGCCGTTTTTGCGCTGGGCGGCCTACCACCAAAGCCTGCCATCGCGCCGGCCAACTCCAATTTCAACCCTGAACCACCGAAAGGCTCCGCTATGGACCGTGCCACCCTGGAGCAGCAGCACCCCGCGCTGTTTGCTCAACTCAAAACCGAATTTTCTGCCAGTGCCCAGGCCGCCGGTGCTGCTGCTGAACGCCAGCGCATTGCCGACGTGCGCGGCCAGTCGCTGTCCGGGCATGAAGCCCTGATTGAGCAGCTGGCAACCGACGGCAAGACCACCGGCGCCGAAGCCGCCGTAGCCGTCCTGGCTGCTGAGCGCGTGCGCATGAACGGCGCCGCCGCCGCGCACTTTGCCGACGCGCCGCCAGCCGCTAAGCATGCTGCTGCCCCGGTTGATACACCTGAAAAGCCAACTGCCCGCTCGGTGGCAGAGAGTGCGCTGGCCCTGTTTAACGGCATCAAAGGAGCCTAAGAATGTCAGCCACTGCACTTTTTAAAATCGACAGCTACAGCCCAGATGAGCTGGTGGTTAACCCCGAGCTGCTGCTCAGTGAACCTGCCATTTTGCTGGCTGGCCAAAACCTCAAGCGCGGTGCGCTGCTGGGCAAAATCACTGCGAGCGGAAAGTCGGTTCTGTCACTCGCAGCCGCTACCGATGGTTCGGAAGTGCCCTATTCCATCCTGGTGGACGACACCGATGCAACCGATGGCGACAAGGCAACGATCACTTACACCCGGGGCGACTTTGTGGCTGATTCCGTGATTTACGGCGCAGGCCACACCCGTGCCAGCGTTGCTGCTGGCCTCAAGGCAATGGCCATTTACCTCATCACCGCACTGGGAGGTGCATAAATCATGGATATTTTCAGCACTGACGTTTTGGTCGAAATTGTGCGCAGCTTGAAGTTGCCAGCAGCTGGTTTTGCTGCCCGCTATTTCACAAGCACTGCGCAGAGCGAGGTCGAGCAAATTCACTTTGACATCGAAAACAAAACCCGCCGGATGGCGCCGTTCGTTTCGCCGCTGGTGGCGGGTAAGGTGGTCAAGAGCCACGGTTTCCAGACCTCCACCTTCAAGCCCGCTTATGTCAAGGACAAGCGCATCTTTTCGCCAAATCGGGCTTTGAAGCGTGCAATGGGTGAAACCATCGGTGGTGGCCAGTACAGCATGGCCGAGCGCATGCAAATGCTGCTGGTATCTGATCTGCAGGACCAGATCGAAATGCTGGAGCGCCGCAGTGAATGGATGGCTGTCAAGGCCATGATGGATGGTAAGGTTGTCGTGTCCAGCCCGGATTACCCAGCGGTGGAGGTCGATTTTGGCCGCAAGGCTGAGCACACCGTCACCAAGCCTGCTGGCAGCCTGTGGAGCGACACTGGCATCAATCCGCTGGACGACCTGCAGGACTGGTCGGACACGATGGTTAAAAGCACCGGTGTGGCCCTGACCGATGTGACGATGGACATTGATACCTGGAAGGTCTTCCGCAAGCACGCTGAAGTCAAGAGCCGCCTGGATCGCTACCGGGGCAACTCGACGATGACGCAGGACGCGCATCAAAAAGAAGGCATGGTGTTCCAGGGCATGGTGGACCAGTTCGCCATCTACACCTACAGCGGCTGGTATGTGGACCCAGAAACCAGCGAAGAAACCCCATTCTTGCCAGCTGGAACGGTGATTGGCGCTGCTGGCGATATGGTCGAAGGTGTTCGCCACTACGGCGCCATCCTGGACCACGACAGCCTGACCTCTGTGCCTTACTTCGCCAAGAGCTGGCTTGAAGACGACCCATCTGCTCGTTTCCTGCTCATGCAGTCGGCGCCGCTGCTGGTGCCGTATCGCATCAATGCCACGTTCCGCGCCAAGGTGCTGTAACCGCCATGCTTGACTTGTACGCCGACCTGGCAGCCGTGTTCTTCGGCCCGGACTTTGCCGCGCCCTACACCCGGCGCCGCCCTGGTGCTGCCGATATCACCATCATGCTGGTGACGGGCGCAGTGGATGAAAAGGCGCTGGACGGGCGCGCCATGTCGGCGGTGCGCGTGGCCCACTTTGCAGCTGGCCAGGACGTACTGGCCGGTGACAAGCTGCTGGCCCAGCAGGCCAGCCCTGACGCGCCAGCCGGGACCGCTTACCGGGTGCTGGATGCGCCAGCCCGGCTGAACGATGGCCTCGAAATAGAGGTGCTGCTGGGCAGCGCAAGCGCATGAGCGCCGCGCCCGACATCCTGCCGCAAGGCGCACCCTTTGCCATCGGTGAAGCGGTGGTGGCCGCGCTGCGTGCTGCGCCGGATCTGGCTGGCGTGCTGGTGCGCGATAACCCGGTGCGCGCATCTGACCTGGCCGACGGCGAACGGGTGGTGTTTTATGAGGATGCCACCGACAGCTTTCGAGAGCAGCCAGGGCAGCTGCAAAAGCGCGTCTTTACCTTCACCGTCGGCGTCATCCACCGCAGCGATGCGCCCCGGCTCGGCGCGCACCGAGACTACCGCGCCGCCAAGCGGGCTGTGCGCTCGGCGCTGGCGGGCCTGCCCCCAACTCTGCGCACCGGTGCGCTGACTGAAGGCGATGTGAGCTACCGCCTGGAAAACATCGATGTCGGGGGCAGCCTGGTGCTGGGCAGCTTCAGCGTCGAGTACCGCGACCCGAATTAACACCGTGTCGTTTTTTTTGTGACCTACGGGCCGCTTGCATTGTGCAGCGGCCTTTTTTTTGATTGGACTCTCATGTCTCAAATTGCACCTGCCATTCTTGGATCTGGCGAAGTTCGCTTCGATATTTTTGATCCTGATACCCAGACCTGGGGCGGCCTGGGCGACACGATGGACGCCGACAAGTTCGAGATCACACCGGACTCTGACATCAAGGAAAAGACGACCAAAAGCCGTGCCGCTTATGGCCAGGCGATTGCCACCGTCATCATCGGTAAGCCAACCAAAATCGCCATCACGATTTCGGCAGCGTCCAAAGACGCTATGGCCCTGCAGTTCCAGGGCGTTGTGCGCGAAGACTCCCAGGGCGCCGGTGCCATCGCCGACACAGTGATTGCAAAACTGGACAAATGGGTAAAGCTGTCCATGCGCAACGTGGTCGAAGCTGGCTTTGCTGTGAAAGACACGACAGGCACCACGACTTATGTCAAGGGCACCGATTACGCCGTCAATTACCTGACCGGCGAAATCAAGCCACTGTCCACCGGGGCAATTTCCACCGGCGATGAGCTGCATGTAACGGGTACGGCACAGGCCTACAACGCGACCACGATTGTCGGCGGTGTGCGTCCGCAAATCCGTGTGCGTGCAGTGTTTGAAGGCATCAACAAGGTCAACGGGCAGGAAATTGAGTGTGAAGCCTGGGAGGCCGTGATGGCTACCAAAAAGGGATTTGACTTCCTGGCGAGCGACTTCGCTGGTTTTGATCTCGAAGGAACGCTGGTGGTGCCGCCCGGCAAGACCAACGCCTACGAAGTGCGCTTTCGCAATACCTAAAGCCTGATTTCCTCACCCAGAACAGAATGTCATGGCAGAACCAAAAATCAAGTACGACATCGAGGCGGCCGTCAGCGGAACGGCCAGCGTCGATACCCTCGAAAAGACACTGCGCGGGCTGGCTGGCACTCTGGACGGGGATTTGAAGACCAAGGCCCTGAGCGCCGCCGATGCGCTCAAGGCCCTGGGCGAAAAACAGCAGGCGATTGAAACCTTCAGGGCGCTGAAGCTGGAGTCTGGCCAGGTCGGCCAGGCGCTGAACACGGCTGACCGGGAGCTGCAGGCGCTGGCCGGTGACCTGCGCACCGCGCAGGCCAGCACCCAGGCCATGACCAGCGCCCAGGCCGCTGCCGCCCAGGTGGTAGCCGACACCAAAAACAAACTGGCCGAGCAGCGCGCCGCCCTGGTGCAGCTGCGCACAGATTACACCGGCGCCGCGCGCGGCACCGACGAATACAAAAACGCTAACAGCCAGCTGCGCACCACCATTGCCGATTTGCGCATAAGCCTCAAGCAAAAAAACGACGAACTGAAGACGGATGTTGCCAGCGCAAAAGCCGCCGAGCAGTCCGAGCGCGCCCTGACCGCCGAATATGAGCGCGCCCAAAGCGCCACCCGCAGGCTGTCGGCTGACCTTGGCGACACCAATCGCGCCCTGGACGCATCGCGCACTGCACTCAAGGCGCTGGGGGTTGAGGGAACCGGCCTGGCGCAAACCCAAAAAGCCCTCGGCGCCGCAGAAGCCGGGCTGAGAACCCAGGTTGATGACCTGGCTAGAGCTCTGAAAAATTCTGCCGCTACCGCCGCCGCCGCAAAAGCAGCCGCTGACGAAATGCGCGAATCTGACCGGCTGCTGTCTATTCAGGCAAAAGCAGCGGAAGAGCAGGCTGTAAAAGGGCGCAATGCCCTGCTTGCTGAAATCGCAGCCCAGCACGAGGCTGAAGCCCAGACGCGGAAAACAACCGCTGCCGCCACCGCTGCTGCCGCTGAACAGCAGCGTCTGGCTACTGCCACTGCTGCCGCCAAACAGGCTGCCAGCGATGCAGCGGATAAATGGCAGCGTGATGCGTTTGCCATCGTTGAAGCGGCGGAAGCTGCTGCCAAAGCCAAGCGCGCTGCTGATCTGCTAACTGAGGCTGAGCGGTTTTTAGCCGCCGAAACTGCGCGTTCTACGATAGCGCAGCAAGCCGCCGCCGCTGAGCAAAAGCGCCTGGCCGAGGCTGCTGCCGCCGCCGCCACGGCGCTGAAAAATGCATACAGCACGGTCGGCGTGCGCAGCGCCCAGGAGCTGCAGTCGGAAATTGCACGGGTGCGCGCCGCGATGGACACCATCCGCACCAGCAGCAGTGCCACTGGGGCCGGGCTGCAGAGCGCCTTTGCGGCAGGCAACGCAAAAATCAAGGAGTTAGAGCTGAGCCTGCGGCAAATCGAGGGCACGCTGACGCTCACCGACAAGGCACGCGCCGCGTTCAGCACGGGCATGGGCCAGATCACCGGCGGCAACCTGATTGCCAACGGCATCGGCTATCTGGTCGGCAAGGTCTCCGAGCTGGGCGCGGCCTTCTGGAAGTCAAACACCGAATTGGAGTCCACGCGCCGGGCGCTGGACGCCATTTACAAAAACAGCGCCACGGCCGCCGGGCAGCTCGACTTTTTGCGCAGGACTGCGGACAGCGCAGGCGTGTCGGCTGGCAGTTTGTCGAGATCATTTATTGGATTTTCAGCAGCCACAAAATCTGCTGGAATCCCGCTGGAAACCACCAATGCGCTGTTTAGCAGCGTCACAAAAGCCGGTGCCACGCTCGGCCTGTCCACCGACCGCGTATCCCTTGCTCTGCAGGCTTTGAGCCAAATGGCCAGCAAGGGAACCGTGCAAATGGAAGAGCTTCGTGGGCAATTGAGCGAAAATTTGCCGGGCTCGCTGTCTCTGGTTGCCAAAGGTTTGGGGTTAACCGAGCTGCAGTTAGTCAACCTGGTCGGCGCTGGAAAGCTGGCTGCTCGCGACCTGTTCCCGGCGCTGGCCGAATCGCTCAAGTCGATGGAGGGCGATACGAATACTGCTGCTGGCAGCTGGGAGCGCTTTAAAAACGCGCTGGATCTGAGCCTGACGAATCTGGGCGACTCGGGCGGCATGGCGGTGCTGACGCTGTCCCTGCGCACGCTGGCCGCTGTTCTGGGCGTGATTGTGGTGCCGATTGCAGCCTTCATCGAGATAATTTTCGGTTCGGCTAAAGCCGTCGGCGTGCTGGCCGGGGCGCTGACCACGCTGTCCAATCCGCTCGATGCGCTGAAAGAAATTTTCGGTGGCGCGGCGGGCCGCGTCGAGGCGCTCACCGAGTCGTTTGCATCGGCGGCAGGCATGTCCATAAAGCATGCAGATGCCCTGGGCGCATCAACAGAGGCGATGCGTGCAGGTGCTCAGGCCGCAGCCGCAGCAGCTGCGAAGATGGCTAATGCCACCACGGCCATCCAAGCCAATGCCGCCGCCACCGACGGCGCAGCGCTGGCCCAGAAAATCATGGCAGACAGCACCACTGGCCTAAATGAGAAGTGGGTGCAGCTCGGCGTCCTGCTGGGCGAGGTCGTAGTAGCGCAGGAAAAGCAGGTCACCGTGTCCGAGAAGCTGGCTGCTGCCGCAAAAATCGAGGGTGACAGTATCGTGGCACTGACCAAGCTGCGCGGCAATGATGCCGACACGCTGCAGGCCGAAATTGCCGCCGCTGAAAAAAATGTGGTGGCTTTGAGCGCGTTGACCAGCGCCCGGAATCAAGGTCTCGCCACGCTGCAGTCTGAGCTGACCCAAAAGCTCGCGCTGATCGCTGGTAACGAAAAAGAATCAACGGCACGGGCTAAGGACATCACTGAAATCCGGGCGAAGGTCAGCGCGATGGAGGCTGAAACTATCGCCAGCCGCAACGCGCTTGAAGCAGCTAAAAACGAGGCGACTGCGCGTCGGATTGCCCTTGACGCATATAAGGACAATGCATTGGCAGTGGCCTCATCGCGTGTCGCCCTGGAAAAGGCCATGCAAGTCGAGGCCGATTACATCCGGCTCGAAAAAGAGGGAATGATCTCAAAAGAGGCCGTGACGGATGCCACCCGCCGCCGCACGCAGGCCGAAGCGCTCTACAAAGATGCCTTGAGCGATTCGATCAGACTCGAATCTGCACGGGCTTCGGCGCAGCAGTCGGAGCTGCAACTGCAGCAGTCAGGTTACACCCTACTGCAGGCCCAGGCCGAAGCAGAAAAGCAAAGAGCACTGCGCCTAGGCAATGAATATGCATATACGCAGGCAGTCATCAAGCAGAAAGAAATCGACATCAAGCTGATCGAGCTGCGCTACACCACTTTGATGGCCGAGGCCACTGGAATCATGGCCGTCTCCAATGCCACCAGAGCCGAATTGGAGGCCAAGGGCCAACTCACGGAAGTCCAGCGCCTGACCATCGAAAACAGCATCCGCTCAGCTGAAATCAAGCTAACGGAAGCCGAGGCCACCAAAGCGGGCGTCACTGAGCTGAAAAAGCAATTGGAGTCGCTGAAAACCGGAAATCAGATCCGCGACGAGTGGAATTCAAAAACAAAGACGAACACTGCCTCGACAGTGTTGGAGACTGCCGCCACTCAACTCAGCACCGAAGCCATCAAAGCGCGGGCTGACGCCTTTGAGAAAATGATGATGCGGTACACGCTGTCTGCTGACTACAGCGAGCACCAGATCGCGCTGCTGGAAGCGGAAAATGCCCTGGTTGAGCGTCGCAATGCTCTGGAGCGTGAGCGGCTGAATATCGACAAAGAAGGCTACAGCTTGAACACCGCTGGCCAGCGCGTCATCCAAGAAATCCAGACCCAAAGAAGCATTTATGAAAATGCCAAATCGCAAGGTCTGACTGAAGAACAGGCGCTGAAACTATCAAATGAAACTGCCCTGCCGTACAACGGAAAGTCGGTTACTGCGGGGACGCGCGCCGAAGATATGGACGGCTCAACTTGGAGCACCAAGCTGCAGAAAAAGATTGATGAGCTTGTCCTAGCCAATGCCAGTACCAATGCCAATTCCAGTGCCAGTGCTACGGCTGCAGCGCAAAGCAATGCGGCATCTACACCCCAGCCAGCGGTAACACCAGCAGCGGCACCTGCAGCCCAACCCACGCCTGCGACCAACACTTATGTCACCAACATCACGATCCCCGGCAGTGCTCAGAAGACGATCAGCATGACGGACGCTGCCAGCGCCATCAATCTCAGCGACATCTTGAGCCAACTGACCACCGCACGCAGTACCGCATCATGACCATCACCTTGACCTACAACACCACCACCGTTGAGCTGCCAGAAGCCCTGAACTGGTCTAACGAATACGGCTGGTCGCCCGTGGAGCAGTCCACCGAATACAGCACCGAGGGCGCATTGATCATCGATGTTGCTCTCAAGCTTGCAGGCCGCCCCATCACGCTTGAGGGCAGTGAGGATTGCACCTGGTGTACCCGTGCGCTGTGCGACACGCTGCAGGCCTTGGCCTCGCTCCCCGGCATCGAGCTGACGCTGGTTGTGCGCAGCGTGGCCCGCACAGTGATTTTTAACCATGCGGCCGGGGCGTTGCGAGGCTTTCCTGTGATTTTTTACGAAGACGGTTCGATCCAGCCCGACGACTGGTACGTGCCAACCCTGAGATTTTTGGAGATTTAACACCTATGCCTATCCTCACTGACGACATCAAGCTCAAAAAATCAGCCGTCATGGCCGATGTGCCGGAGGGCGGCGGCGGCATGACGGGCGTCGATGTCATTGACGGCCAGAGCAACAACCTGTTCCCGGATTCGTCGCAGGTTGACTGGGCCATCGGGCGGGCGCAGATCCGCAAAGTGTTTGGCGTAGCGCACACCAGCGACACGAACACGCTGCTGGGCGCACACGCCATCATCACCGTGCCACCTGTTGACCCGCTGGTGCATTGCGCGCTGTTCAAAACGGCGGGCTGGGCCGATACCCGCAGCGCAGCGCAAACGGCGATTGAGAAATACCTGGTGAAAGGGCCGCGCATCGCTTATCGGCTCTATGACACGCACTACGCCCTGAGCCGACAAATCCGGCTCATCAGCCTGGTCGGCGGAACGGCCCCGTCCGGTGGCGACACGCTGGTGCTGCGCAACCCTGATGGCGTCGAGCAGTTTGTACGGATTTTGCGTGCCACGTTGTCCTCCGAGCCGATTGCCGTGGTCGAGGGCGGCGGCACGGTGATGCTGACGGCCAGCGTGTTGACATGCGACATCAGCAACAAGCTCGATCATGACTTTCTTGGCCCGCCCGCAATGCGCGTCGGACTTGTCGAAACATCATGGGCCCAGGTGTACAGCACCAACCTCGCAGGCGGAACAGAGTTTTGCGGCATCAAAAAACTCGGCGTTGCTGGCATGCCTGGCGACTACAGCCTCATGACGGATAGCGGCATTTACGCCCCTATCGTGCCCGCTGCGACTATCGAGACGCCGATGACCGACGTGCAGCCCTATGCCCGGCGCACTACGACAAATCCAACCGGCTACACCAGCATTTCGGTGCCGGTGGTAAATATGGCCGTTGGCCCCGGTGTTGTACTGACGGCGCCCGGCCCCATCAGCCCGAAATCGCTTGTCATCATGCTGGGCGCCATCCAATGCATGGAAGTGGGCGACGGCGTGCTGCTGCAGGGCGCTACACCCGTTGGCACGGTGAGCTACAGCACGGGAACCGCCACTTTCAGCGGGAGTGCGCCGTCTTACGGTGTGGTCGCCGTGAGCCTGGCCTACCGCCCTGCCACTGCTGTGGCCGCCGAACCGCACAGCGCCGCTTTCACGGTCACAACGGCGAATCAGGGGACGGGCTACGTGAACGCGTTTTCGCCGCCCCCGGCGCCCGGCACGTTCGCGCTCGACTACATGACGCAGGGCCGCTGGTACACCCTGACCGATGCCGCGCTTTACGGGAAATTGTCTGGCGGCAGCAGTGGTTATGGGATCGGCAACCTCAATTACGAAACCGGCTCAATGGCCGCGACGCTCGGCGCGCTGCCCGATGTCGGGAGCGTGCTGCTGGCTAGCTACGGCTCAGCGGCCAGCGCGGCAGCTTATGACCTGGGGACGGTGCCGGTTGCACTGTCGGCGATCATTGAGACGCCGTGGGACAAGCCGATTGGCACAGTGCGCTGGATAAGCGGTGGCGTTGCAAAGTCGGCTACGCCTGCCGGTGGCGATGCAGCGCTGGTGCAGTTATTTGGTACGCCGACCGCGCAGCGCTGGCGCTTCACACCGACAAGCTTCCCGGATACTGGCGTGACGGTCGATTACATCTTGACCACACCGCACAGCGCAACCGTTATCACGCCGCACACGGTTATCACTCCATCAAGCACGGATTTTTTGAGCAATGGCGATGCCAGTTTTACCCTGGTCGATGTGGTTAGCACGCCGATGGCTGAGGGCAGTTTTTCCGCGCTTATGCGGTTCGTGAACCCCCTTAATGCTGTGCATCCCGAATCTGATTTTTTCGCATGGCTGTACGACAAGGGCGGTAGGGTCTTTTCAGTGCTTGGAACGCCAGCGGGCTCCCAGACGGTGGATTTAGGCTCGATCAACTATGCCACGGGCCAGATTGTGCTGTCGCCCACATTCAATTTGCCAATGTGGCTGCGTGTTTACACCGCGCCTCCAGGGTCGGCCTGGTATGTGCAGGGGACTTACAGCAACTACATTGGGCAAGGTGCGGTCACGACCGGCACGATAAGCGATGTGCTCTACCAGATCGGCGCCAAGTCCGTGACGACCTACACCTCGGATGATGTCATCACGTACACCGATGCCACCGCAACCGCTCCGGTCACGCTGGGCGGCTGGACGCTGGAACTGCCTAGCTCGCCATCTGCGGATGCTGTGAATGCCGCCGTTTTCAGCGTGGGCGGATCGCTCTACACCTGCGTGGCCGGTGTGCTGCGCAGCGGCTGGAGCGTCAAGACCAGCCTGCCTTCGGTGGCCAACGCTGGGAGCCTTTCATCAGCCGGTGTACTGAGTTTTGCAGCTGTCCCGGCGGGCGGGCAAAACCTCGTCACCTGGGCCAATCTGACCCGCGACATTTCCAGCGGGCTCGTCGATGGCGGCGTGTTCCGCACCCGGAGCGCCCCATTGAAAACAGGGGTGCTGCAGTTGCAGTCCGGCGAGGTGATCGGCAGCGCCAATGATGCGGGCCAACTGACGGGCGGCTACACCGGCTCTTTTGATGCGCTCCGGGGTGTGGTGCGCTGGACCGGCGCGCCCGTGGTTCCTGAGACGTTGACCTACAACGCTGTGGCCATTGGCTACTTGCCGCTGGACGCCAGCATTCTCGGGCTGGACACGGTACGCCTTCCGCTCGACGGCCGTGTTCCGATTTACCGTGAAGGCGGCCTGGTCCTGGTGCATCACACTGCGCCGCTGCAGCTGCCCAATCCGCTTGTTAAGGGCACCGATTACGACCTGGGCCGGGTCCGCATTGCCTATGTGCGCGTTAAGAATGCGCTGGGCGCCACCGTGCCGCGCACGCTTTACACCACCGATCTTGACCCTGGCACCTTCACGGTTCCGGTGGACCGCGACATCACCGCCCATCCGCAGCCGTGGACCGTGTTCCATAGGATTGAGGACATGGTGATGGTCAACACGGCTGACATCAGCGGAAAGCTGTCGGTTTCGCCTAACCTGACGCACAACTACCCGCTCGGCAGTTACGTCAGCAGCGTTCTTCTGTTCGGCGACCTGTTCGCCCGCGTGGCCAACTACATCGACCAGCAGACTTGGACCGGCGCCTGGAGCGATGAGCTGATCGGCGCGGCCCCGCTGGCCAACTTCAACCAGACCGATTACCCGGTGGCGGTCACAAATCGCGGAGCCATCAGCGAGCGATGGGCGCTGATCTTCACCAGCTCAATGCAATTTCGCATCATCGGCGAGCACGTCGGCCAAGTCGGCACCGGCGACATCAATACCGACTGCGCGCCCGTCAATCCGGCGACCGGGGCGGCTTATTTCACCGTGCCCGCCCTGGGCTGGGGCGGCGGCTGGTCGGCGGGCAATGTAGAGCGTTTTGACACCTACGCCTGCGGCGCGCCCATCCACGTTCTGCGCACGATTTTGCAGGGACGTTACACCGAAAAATCAGACCAGTTCGAGATGGCTTTCCGGGGCGACGTGAACGCCTGATCCAGCAATTCCAGAAAACCGACTTACCAAGGAAAACATGAAAACCAAATCGTTTCACAGCGCTATGCCCGGCGCGCCCGTTTTGTCTGGCACCGCTGGCGCGCTGCTGTCCGTGCTTGACGCAGTCCTTGTCACCGGCTTTGGCCTGCAGAGCGTCAGTTCGTTGGTCGTCTCCGGCGGTATCGCCACGGCCACGGTGCCCGCGATGCCCAGCGCTGACGTGGACACAGTCATCTTGGTGGCTGGCGCCAGCGTCGCAGGCCTGAACGGAGAGCAGCGCGTCATGGCGGTGGGCGCCAATGCCGTGAGCTGGGCCACCACGGCGCCCGACGGCGCGGCCACTGGCGCCATCACGCTCAAGGTCGCGGCGGCGGGCTGGAGCAAGGCGTTCACAGGCGCCAGTCTGGCTGCTTACAAATCCAATTCTGCCGAAGGGACGGGCTTTTATCTGCGGGTGGACGACACCGGAACCACCACGGCGCGGGTGCGCGGATTTGAAGCCATGAGCGATGTCAGCACCGGAAGCGGATTGTTTCCGAGCGCCGCGCAGTTCGCGGATGGCCTCTGGTGGAGCAAATCCAATACCGCCAGCGGTGCCGCCGTCCAGTGGCGCATTTATGCGGATGACCTGGGTTTCCATTTCTTCGTCAAAAACCTTGGCGCTGGCGGCGAGTACCAGGGCAACTATTTCGGCGATGTCCTGTCGCTCAAGAGCGGCGACCCTTACGCCTGCGCACTGCGCGGCAATGTGTCGGACAAGTCGGCGGCGGCGGGCGGCACCTTCGGCGACGACTTGATTTATGCCGACGGCGCGCAGGCGTATGACGGCCTGTACATGGCCCGCGCCGCCAACACGCTGGGCGGCGCGGTGCGGGTGTCGTCGGCGCCAGTGATGGCGCTGGGCGTTACGGCCGCGCACGTCACCGGGTCAGTCGGCTTTGCTTACCCGGCGCCGGTTGATAACGGCTTGATGCTCACGCCCGTGCTGCTGCACAACGCGCAAGGACCACGCAGCTACCTTCCCGGCCTGCACTACTCGCCGCAGGTGGTCAACGCCAGCTTTGCCACTGGGGACGTTGTCGATGGAGGCGGCGACATGGTCGGAAAAAAAGTCCAGGCCGTGCGCCTGGGCGCGCTCATCATGACGCCCGCGCAATGCGGCTGCGTGTTTGTCGATCACGTCTCGGACTGGCGGTAAGGAATGGCCGCGCACCGTTATTGGCGGTTGGTCGGATTTTCTGTCCCCGGCAATGGACCGCTGGAGCTGTCCGAGGCCCGGATTTATGCCGCTGGCGTGCTTGCAGACGAGACTGCAACGCTTAGCTGCACGTTTTCGCCTACCACCGGAGCGCTGGCTGATCTGCGCGATGGCTTTACGACTGGGTCAGTGTCATGGCTGCTTTCGGCGCACAGCAGCGCAGGCTTTGCCTTGGTATGGGATTTCGGCGCCGGGCAAGGTGTGGAATATGCTCAGCTACAACTTGGGGCATGCGGCGCCGCTGGCACATTCCCGCTGGACCTGATGTTTCAGTATTCAGATGACGGGCAGGTATGGTTGACCCACCAGTCATATTCTGCGATCGCATTTCCCGGCCCGCAAAGTGTCACTCATACACCGTGGACTGAAGGTGACCCGGTTTTCGACAAAGTTAAATTGCTGCTGCACGGTGACGGGGCGAACGGCTCTTCAGTGTTTACTGACGTGTGCGGCCACACTGTCACGCCTGTGGGCGACGCCCACATATCCACAGCGCAGACAACGACCGGCGGGTCAGTGATGGCGTTCGACGGCGCTGGCGACTGTCTGACAATCCCGTCGAGCACTGATTTCGATTTGGGCACGCTGTACACGGTCGAGGTGTGGATTTACCCGCGCTCCATCAGCTCTAACTTTGGCATTGTTCATCGGGGGTTTTACACGACGACAAATTATTTGTGGACGGGTGCTTTCGCTTTCTCGACTCGCTGGCTGGGTGGGTCGGATGCCTTTCTTAGAGTAGCTTTTTACGCTACATCCAATGAGACAGAACAATATGTTGACATACCAAACGCATTTTTGGCGGGTGCCTGGACTCATTTCGCAGTAACGCGAGAAGGCACAGTTGGAAAAGTATGGATCAATGGCGCATTGGCTGGAACCAGGACAGGACTCTTAACGCCCGATGCTAGCAATCAGCCGCTGAAGATTGGGCTGTGGGATTATTCGGCGGGCGCGGAGTATTTCAACGGCTACTTGCAAGACTTGCGTATCACTGTGGGCGCAGCCCGGTACAGCGGCAATTTCACCCCGCCCGCCACACGCCTACCTGGGCCGCTGGACACTGGACTGACAAGTGGCGCACTGCTGCCCCGCATGCGCCAGCACTTGCAGCCGCAGCGGTATCTACCTACCGCCGCACAGCCAGCAGGCACGGCAACCGGGCACCTGCGCGAACATACTTTTTTTGATGCGTACCACGGCGGCACCGGAATCATTTACGGCACGGTCAAGGAACAGCACGCGCCCGCAAACACGCCGTGGCGCCGTCGCGTGCTGCTCATCGACGAGCGCAGCCGCGTGGCCGTGCGCGAAACCTGGAGCGACGCGGTCACGGGTAATTACGAATTCAGGGGAATCCGCGAAGGCGTGAAGTACACCGTGTTGAGCTACGACCACACCGGCCAATATGGCGCGGCCGTGGGCGACAACATCACGCCGGAGATCATCAATGTCGCTTGAAATATCTGCCGACATCGCAGCTGCGCGCCTGCAGGTGGTGCTCGACCAGCTCAATGCCGGTGTAGGCCCGGCCCGCCTGCAGCTCTATGACGGGACGCGCACGGCGCTGTCTGCCCCGGTCACGGCCACGCTGATCGTGGATGTCGCGCTAGCCGAACCGTCGGGAACGATTACAGCGGGTGAACTGACGCTGAGCACGGCCGCAAACGCCATGAATGTGGCCACGGGCACGCCGACCTGGGGGCTTTTTGTCAATGGCAGCGGCGTGCCGTGCATTTCTGCGCCTGTCGTGGTGCTGTCGCCGGGCGATCCGCTGGTCGCTGGCGCCTTGTGCCTGCGCGTGCCCGTGCTGTATGCGGGCGGCCAGGTGCAGCCGCTCGAACTCAAACTCGGGTAAAGCGTGGCTGCTGTCGATCTTCGTTTTGGCGCGGCGCCGATTGCTGGGCCGCCTTACAACCTGGTATTCGGCGCAGCAGGCGGCGCAGTCACACCCACGGCAAATGTCAATCTGGTTTTCCGTGCTGCCCGGATAGCCGGGCCGCCGTGCAACCTCGTGTTTGGCGCAGCGGGCGGCGCGGCTGCACCGGAGGATTTATCGCTGTCGCTGCAGGCCACGCTGCCCGGCCTGACTTTGCGCGCCAGCCTGACAGCGCTCGATGGTCTGTCACTGCAGGCAGCATTGCCCGGACTGGCGCTGCGCGCCAGCCTCACGGCGCTGGATGGTGTCACCTTGCAGGCGGCTGCTCTGCTGCCCGGCTTGAGGCTGTCCGGAAAACTCGGGTACGACAACCGCGTCACGCGCTACCTGCACCGGCCTGCACTAGCGCCCCAGCAGGTGGCCGCTCCCGCCAGGCGGGCCGTCGGCGGCGCATGGCACACATCCCGCAGCGAGCAATGCGGCGCGACACCAAGCTGGTGCCAGGCGCTGCCCGTAAGGCGCGCCGTGGACGTATCGCACTGCGTGGCCACAGCCCGCGCCCTGGCTGTCGCGCCGGACTGGCAGCTGGCGCGGGCGCTGTCGCTGCAGGCTGCCATCCTGGCGCAGGTAGCCGACCGGCTGGCGCAGGCCCGGCAAAGCGCGTGGCAGACGGCGCAGGCTGTAGGCATCCGCACTGCCGGGGCGTTTGAGGTCGCCGACCGGCTGCTGCACACAGCCGCCGCGCTGCACCAGGTAGCCAGCCAGCGCGGATATGTTGCGGCCGGGAAAATGGGCCGCGCCAATCACATCGACACAGCCCGGCTCATACCGTGGCAGCTGGCCCGATGGCCCGCAGTCGGCAAAGGCGTCTGGCCGCCCGTGGTTGTAACGCCTGCCGGGCATGTGGGCAGCACGCATCTACTGTTCCAGCGCAAGCCTTTGCGCGGGCTGCCGCTGCATTTGGTTTTTTCGGCTTACCCGAGTGGCCGGGCGCCGCTGCCACCGGCCCGCGTCGTCATCCCATTTTTAAAGGCTTATGTGACCATCAATTTAATAGTCCTGCGCCGCGTGAGCGACGGCGCGTCGATTCCGGCTTTCGGATTCAACATGGCGCTCGACTGGCAGTCGTGGACCTGGTCGTGGAGCACATCCATCCCCGTCAATGCGCTGGCACTTGTCAAGCCCGGCATCAGCGGCGATCCCGTTGAGGTGGAGGCGGTTGTCAACGGTGTCCCGTATCGGCTTTGCGTTGAAGGTCCAGACCGACAGCGTCAGTTCGCCAAAGGGCGTGTGGGGATCAAAGGTCGCGGCACGGCGGCGATCCTGGACGCGCCTTATGCTCCAACCCTCCACTTCGGCAATGCCGAGGCACGCACCGCGCAGCAGCTCATGCTCGATGCGCTGACGATCAACGGCGTGGGCATCGGCTGGGATGTAGATTTTGGCTTGACTGACTGGCTGGTGCCGGGCAATGCATGGAGCCACCAGGGCAACTACATCAGCGCCATTCTGGACATCGCGGGCGCAGCGGGCGGCTATGTGCAGCCGCACGATACGGAGCAGACCCTGCGCATCCTGCCCAAGTACCCAGTCGCGCCCTGGGACTGGGGCGATGTGGTGCCGGACTTTGAGCTGCCCGGCATTGCCACGGTCGAGGGCATCACCTGGCAGCGCAAGGCAGCTTACAACCGCATCCACGTCAGCGGCATCGGCGCCGGGGTGCTGGGCCAGGTAACGCGGGCGGGAACGGCGGGCGACAGCGTCGCGCCTATGGTCACGCATGCCCTCATCACGCATGCCGATGCTGCCCGCCAGCGCGGCTTGGCTGAGCTGGCTGACACGGGCATGCAGGCCGATGTCAGCTTAAAGCTGCCAGTGCTGGCAGAGACCGGGCTGATCTTGCCGGGTAAGTTCGTGCGCTACCGAAATGAGTCGGAGACGCATATAGGGCTGGTGCGCAACATCGGGCTGGACTGGTCCATGCCGAAGCTGCGTCAAACCCTCTCTGTCGAAACCCATGTTTAAGGCTCGCTCATGACCAATATTTACCGCACCTTCCTGAACCTGCTGCCTGCGCGCCCGCTGCAGGTCGGCACTGTGCTGGTCATTGCTGACGGCGTGGCCACCGTCGAGCTGCCCGGCGGCGGTCGGTTGCAGGCGCGTGGCGCAGCGACTGGGGGCCAGCGTGTGTTTGTCAGGGATGGGGTGATTGAGGGCGTTGCGCCCAATTTGCCGATTGAAATTATTGAAATCTAAAGGAGAAAACTGAATGGACTTGACCAAAATTATTAGCACGGTAGCCCCATGGATCGGTACTGCCTTAGGCGGCCCGCTGGGCGCCATGGCGGTGCAGGCCGCTGCCGATGCGCTGGGCATCTCCGACAAGACCGTCGATGCTGTCAAGCAGGCGCTGAGCGGCGCCACACCCGAGCAGATGCTGGCGCTCAAGCAGGCAGATCAAAACTTTGCACTGAAAATGCAGGAACTCGGCTTCAAGCAACTTGCCGATTTGGAGGCTATTGCTGCGGGGGACCGAAAGGATGCGCGTGCGCTGCAAGGCGCGACCCGTAGCATCGTTCCGGCAATGCTGTCGGGCCTCGTGACGATCGGCTACTTTGGCATCCTGGTTGGATTGCTCAAAGGCTGGCTGACTGTGACGGACAACTCACAGGCGATGCTGCTGATGCTGGGCTCGCTGTCCACCGGCTGGGGTGTGGTGATGGCCTTCTGGTTCGGGACCACGGCGGCGTCAGGGCGCAAGACAGAACTGCTGGCCCAGGCGCCTGCAATCAGTTCTTAAAAGACAGGGCGACCGGGCGAGGTGCATGAACACCCTTTCCGGCCGCCAATCCACAGATCGCGCCTGTGAGCCAGCCAAGACCCTGCCACCTCCCGGAAGGCATAGGCAGTGTAACAACCTCTTACTGAACCTCACAAATATGGCATCCCCAATCATTCCGTGGCTCGGCGGCAAACGCCGCCTGGCCGACATCATCATCCCGCGCTTTCCTCCTCACACCTGCTACGTTGAGGTCTTCGCCGGTGGTGCAGCGCTTTATTTCCTGCGTCAGCCCGCCGACGTTGAGGTCATCAACGACATCAATGGCGACGTGGTCAACTTATACCGCGTGGTCAAAAATCACCTGGAGGAGTTTGTGCGCCAGTTCAAATGGCAGCTCAGCAGCCGGGAGATTTTCCGCTGGACGCAGGACACGCCCAGCGAGACGCTGACCGACATTCAGCGGGCGGCGCGGTTTTATTACCTTCAGCACCAGGCCTTTGGCGGCCGCGTCCAGGGCCAGACTTGGGGCACGGCCACCACGGCGCCAGCGGTCAATCTGCTGCGTATCGAAGAGCAGCTCAGCGCCGCCCATCTGCGCCTGTCCAGCGCGCACATTGAGCGGCTGGACTGGAAGGACTGTATCAAGCGCTATGACCGGCCGCACAGCTTTTTTTATTTGGACCCGCCGTACTGGGAAACTGAAGGGTATGGTGTGCCATTCCCCTGGGCTGAATACGAGGCTATGGCTGGAATGATGCGCGGGCTCAAGGGCAAGGCCATGCTGAGCATCAACGATCACCCGGACATCCGGCGCTGCTTTGAAGGTTTTCACCTCGTCGAGGTGCCGATCAAGTACATCGTCGGCGGCGGCCAGGGCGTGGAGCGCACCGAGCTGATCATCAGTAGCTGGGATGTCGAGGCGCAGCCTGCAGGACTTTTTTAATAGGCTCCACGATTGGCTCCATGATGATGTATGAGGTTGGACTATCGCTTCGCATTGCCTATGATTGTGTATTTTTTTACAAGTCATGATTGACAATATGTAAGCGTGTTGCAGCGCGTTGCATAGCGTCGCAAAAAAAGCCCGTCGCTTCCGCAGCGCCGGGCTTTTTTGTTACATTTTTGTAGCTGGCTGCAGCACTTTATTAGCGCCACGGCGCTTCTTTCTGTTTCCTGACCTACAAGAGCCCATCATGACCCTGACCGTTGAACAAGTTTGTAGCGCAACAGGCGCGACCCCTGCGCGTGCCGCGATCTGGCAGCCCTACCTAGACGTGGC